ACTTATTCCGGTTAAAGTAATAACTGGTTCATCAGTATCGCCCCACGGCTCTTGACCCCAACTATCTCTACCCCAACCAGCATTAGTACTAACTTCTGTTAAAGATCCAACAGCAGTTGTACCTACACCAGCTGTACTAATTGGAACTCCAATTCCATGAACGGCTGTACCTAATGAAGATGTTAAACCTATCCCTGTAATATCTACAGGAATTTCTTGCTCACCTGTGGCTGTTCCTAAACTAGATGTTAAACCTAATCCTGATAATGCAACCGAATAAGTTACTCCCCATCCAGCATTACCATATTCAACTCTACCCCACCCGTCAGTGGCTTGAGCATAATCTAAAGTACCTAAAGATGATGTTAAAGATTGTCCAGTTAAGGATTGTGTAACGGTGTTAGACGCCCAAGAGTTTTGACCCCAGGCTACTGAAGGACTATCTCCACCCCAGACTGATGCCATAAGGACCTACCTCCTTAGGCTATACGAATTATCGCTGTAGTTGCTGCCGCTGCCGGAAACTGAATTGTAAAAGTTCCACTAGAAACTGTTTTGTCTCCACCAAAAGCTATTGCACAAACTGAAGCATCTGTAGCATGTGAATCATTAAAAATTAAACATCCATTAGCTGTGAATGAAGCTGATGTCCAAGAGACATCAGAAAAATCACAAACGGCAGTTGATGAATCTAATGTTGGTGTAACACTTGTTAGAGCTGCTCCTTTTGCAGTATAAGCAGTTCCTGAAGTATTTGTTATTTCTTCAGTACTTGTGTAAGCAGTCGTTGATGCTCCTAAAGTTGCAGAGCTAGTGTATAAAGCTAAATTAAAAGTGTTTCCAGTAGAAGCTGTAAAATTATGTTCTGCTTCTAGGATTTCTTGTTTAAAGCTATTACAAATTGCCGATGTTATTGCCATAATTATCTCCCTTATTGAGGCGGCGATTCGATTGGTATACGAACAGTACCATCCGTATAGTCGTCTCTTCTTCGTCTCCCAATTTGCACACTTGCAAATTTTTGTAGTTCAATTTTATACTTATTTTCATATAGTGTCAACATATCCGTTGGACCTTTTAAAAATGCATAAGCTTCCACCAGGGTGGCATATAGTAGACCTTGAGGAAAATATTTACTAATATATGTGCCCGCAGTGTCTGTTTCTAATCCTGTTGGTACTATATTTCCATGAATATTTATTAAATAATTAGCGTCAGGTGTAGGAGCCATTATAATATTTCCTGATGTAGTTGAGCCAGTTCCAGTCGCTCCTCCAAACATAGCATAATATTTAGGTAATCCTGTAGTATCTTGCCCTGTAGATCCACCTTCAGGACCAGTTAATTCTCCAACATACTCACTTATAAAAGTTCTGTCTCTTTTTTGAAGCCAATATGTTCTACCTGTTCTAGAAGAAGTAGAATTAAAAAGTTCAATACCTCTTACAAAAACCATACCTGCAGGAACTCTAACAGTTTGCACATCTGCAGCTAGTGTTCCTTCATATTCAACTCTATCTGAATCCATAGGAATATCATAAAAAATTCTATATTCTGCATTTTCTATAAATCTATTTAACACAGCAGCAGTAAAAACAGTACTGTCTACTTCAGTATAGTTTCTAATATCTGTTTGTAAGTTTGATAAAGTGTATCCAGCCATTATTTTTGTATAGTTACCGGTCCAACGGACATCGGGTAACCTCCTCCTGTTGCGACACTTGTCGCGTTTGTATCAGCGCTAAAATAAAACCAATCTGTTCCATAAATTCCCGTACCATTTGGTCCATCTGTATCAGTTGCACCGCTGACGTATTTACCTACAGTTATAGTATATCCTGCAGCTTTTGCAATCGTTGCTCCTGTAATACCACCAACTTCTTCTGGATTACCATATGTTCCACCAGCTCCTAAAGGACCTCTAAATCTTTTTGTATCTCCAGTAGTATAACCGTGACCTGGTAAATTAACATTTATAATTGCAGAACCTACTTGATATGTTTCTAAAGGATCATTTTCTAATAAATCAGCTACTGCAAATTCTGTTCTTGCAGGTTTTGCATGTTGTAAAGCTTGTGGGTCGGAACCATGTGGTCTTGGTGAAACTTGAGGTTGTTTAGGTTCATATTCAGATCTATGTACCCAGGCACCAGTCCATTCTTGAACCATTTCTCTATATGGAAATGCTGCACCTGATCTATCTGAAATCATTAATGCATATCTACCTTTTGAAAATTGTCCCATTATTCTTTAAACCCTTTATGTTTTAACCATGCTTTCACTTCCTTATCTGGTGCGGAAGAAACATTAGCATGAGTATCTGGATCCATAACATGTTGATCACTCTTATATTCTTTGCCTTCTATTTTTACTTTTTTATTTCTAAGTTTTTTTGGAAGCCTTTTATTTCTGCTTTTTCTTATAGTATCTAATACTTGATCTTTTCTTCCAGCCTTAGTCTTAGCCATTATTTTTTTAACAACTCCCATTCCTTTAGTTAATAATGTCATTATATATTTGGATAATAAGTTTTCGGTGTAATATACGTACTCGCCGCTGATCCATCCTCCGCTAGTGCTCTTGCTAATTCATCTTCATAATATAGTTTTAATTCTTGAGATCTTTGTGGTGCATATTTTTGTGATAAATAAAATGCTAGACCTGCCGTCATAGAAGGAACAAATCTATAAGGAGCATCAGTTGCATTAGTATAAGCTCCTGCGTCTTGAATTCTTTTAACAAAATAAATGTGCATATCTTTAGATGCAGCTGTAGAATTAGGTGTTGGGTAAATGGTTACCGTAACTTTGTCCACGAATCTTTGAACCCAGAATTGACTTGGAGTTCCTTTAGTTAATTTATTAGAGAAAGCTGCATAGGTTGATCTTGCAACTTTTGTCATTGGTAAATCTGTTTGATCTGTAGAGGTTCTATCTGTTCTATATTGAGCAGATAAAATATCTGATAATCCATAAGTAGAAGCACCGGAAGTTCCACCTACTGTAACAGAAGATGTTCCATCACCTGTTGATCTATAAAAAGTATATTCAGCTTGACCTTCAATTAAGTCAATATTAGTATCACCTACTTCCCAAAAATGAATTCCTCTATTTCCCCATTCTTGAAATAAAATATTTAAAGATCTTCGAGCGCTATGTATTTGATGTCCAGCAGTTCCTACTAGACCAATACGCTCGTACGCTTCTGCAATGATATCGTCAATTGCAAAATTCTTTTCAAATGTATAAGAGCCCGATGTTGTATTTGCCATCTAAACTCCTATCCATAAAATACGGTAACTTTATCTACGCCACTTAAAGTTGCATATCCACTTGTTGCACAATAAAGACCATTTCCTGGAATTATAATATTACCCGATAATGGTTCTCCCGCACTTGTTCCGCCAATTCCAATATCAAAAACAGCAAGTGAAGTTCCAGATCCACCGCCATCTTTAATTGTAATACTGCCAGCGGTTCCATCACTTACGTACCAAATTCCTAAAATTCTACAAGGTCCAGCAAAAACTGTAAAAGAAGTTGTTCCTCGAGTAGTTTTTACGTTACTTATATATGTTCCCATTTTTTCTCCTTAATAAAGTGCTCCCGAAGGAGCACTTAATTATTTATTTATTAACTCCAAGCAGCTGCGCCTGTATCTGCAGTATTGCTTGTTGACAAGTCATGAGCAAAATTCCAAATGCCTTTTTCAAAACAAGTAAAATACAGATAACAACCATGAGTTAAACTATTGGTTGCTGCATTCGCAGGTGTGTACGTTAATACCGTTTCATCTGCTATCGATGTATCTATAGTTTGAACTGTTCCAGTGGCTCTACTTTCCACTTTTGATCCAGTTCTAAAAACATCACTTCCTGCACATGTAAAAGTCAAAGTAAGTACTCCACCAGTTGTATCATCTGATTGAGCATGAACTACATAAGTTCCTACTGTTGCTGCCGGTAATGTTACCGCTTGTGCAGCTGCTCCTGTGTAGTTGTTGACCGTAATTACATTAGCCGCATAAGTTAATGTTGCTGATGTTGCTACTACAGTTGCAGTTAAACTAGTTAAATCAGGTTTCGTTCCTAAAAACCTTGATGTTATAACTCCTGTACTAGCTGCTTTATTGATCTGTTGAAATCCTTTTTCGGATCTAACCGGACCATTAAACGATGTGTTTGCCATAATATTCCTCCTAGAATATCTTAAATGTAGTCCCCAGGGGCATGTCGACTATACGCGTCTACATTTAATAGTTATTATTAATTGTATAGTAATTATTTTATATATGAGATTTTAGTAGAGTGCAAGAGATCCTTACAGAAATATACGATTTCAGCGATGTGGCGTTTATTTAAGTAGCCACAGAAACTTCGGGGGCAGCACTATTAATTGCATTTTCTCGATCTGCAATTTTAGATTCTTCGGCTTTAATCTCATTGATAGTGTCTTTAATAGCATTATCAATTCTGACCATATCAAGAGTATATTTGCCACTTTGCTCATACTCTAACTGCCACCTCAACTCCAAGGACCTTTTCTGTTTGTATAGGTCTTGTATCATCTATAACCTCCTCATAGGTTATTCGGTTAGGAGTGTCCGAAAACATTCCTGTTGATTCCCACTTTATACTTTTTTCTCCAATTTTGTCAAGGATAGAATTTTCAATAGACTCAGCAGTATCCTCAGCTTCTACATTAAAAGAAGCGTAGTGATCATAAGCCCATATTTTTACTGTAAATTTTTTCATGAATCTCACCTTTTATATGTAGATTGTGGCGGTTTTAAGGCCGCCACAAAATTTTAGTTATTACGCACCTTCAACGCCGAAGATACCTCTATAGTCAGATGCGCCGAAGACGTATCTTTCCCTAGCTTTGTATCTAACGTTACCAGTATCGAAATCACCTTCCATTGAAGTTGTCAATGGAGTTCTTTCAAAGTGTTTCATACCATTTGGAACGTCCGTAATGACGTACCATGAGTCAGAATCATTTAAGAAATGGTTCACTCTGTATCCTTGAGGAATCATTCCCATAGAGTTGACTGCATTGATGTCATTATCTGCTGTAGCAGTTCTACCTTGAGATTTTAATAATCTCTCAGCGTTAAACTGATTAGCAGACGGAACTATCATCTTCACGCCTCTCGCAGCGATTTTTAAACCTCTTTCATCAGTCATTGCAGCGATATCGATCAGTGCTTGTTCTAATGAAGTTTCGTTTAAGTCCGCTTGAGTAGTAAGTGTGTTCGAACAAGCCCCAGCTATTGTAGTGTGGTTTGTTGAGAACAACGACTTAGTGTCACCAGTTTTAAACGTTGCTACCGAAGGTAGACCATTATTTAATGGGACAGCCGCTTTCACTTGTTTAGCGTTTGACATAGATCTTGCTAAAGCTTTTGTATATCTAGACGCAAGTCTATCATACAAGTTATCTTCAATTGCTTCTTCAGTAATTGAGAAAGCTAAAGCGATCGTTTCCATAGTGTAACGAGCAGTGTAAGTCTCTTGTGCTGTATCGTAAGATACGCCTTGACCTTCTGCTTTTACATCAGCGTTAGCGAATCCTGATAACATAACTTCCTCTTCGAAAGCCCTGTCACTAGATTCAGTAACGTATATTTCGGCAGACTCATTGTCATACCGTTTGTACTCCAGCCCAAATAGTGCATTTAGGCCTGGTTCTAGTTCTTTAACTAGCTGTGCTCTTGATATTGCCATGTCTATATGCTCCTATTATGCGCTATCAACAAACTCATTTAAATTAGAAATAACAACAACTTTGCAGTAAGCTGCAGTTATGTCGTTATTTTCAGGAT